ACAGATTCAACAGGCGACTGGTTTACCTACGACAGCGCACGGGGCATCACATCAGGCAATGATCCTTACTTGCTTTGGAATAGCATAAATGCTCAAGTAACAAACACAAACTACGTTGACACAACAAGCGTAGGCTTTCAAGTTACAGCAGCCGCACCCGCAGGGTTAAACGCAAGTGGTGGAAAATACTTCTTCTTGGCAATCGCATAAGGAAAAATCATGCAAATACGAATTCGCGCAACAGGTCAAGTGCTTCTTCAGCACGAGTGGGAAAAGTGGGTCGCTCAAACCTACGCCAAATCATTAAGCGGTATCAGTGAAGAGGCAGTCAATCGCTTTGAGTCAGACATTGTGTTTGAAGGCCCACAGGCATCAGGCGGCACGGTATACCAATACTCACAACGTGATGGCGTTGAGCAGCTAGATGGCAAGTGGTACACAAAGTACATCCTTGGCCCTGTCTTCACAGGCGATACAGCAGCGGCAGACGAAGTCGCTTACAAGGCCATGAAAGACGCAGAGCAAGCCGCAAACATACGTAGCCAGCGTACTGAAAAGCTTAAAGACTGCGACTGGACACAGATTGCCGACAGCACTGCTGATAAGACTGCATGGGCAACATACCGCCAAGCTTTGCGTGATGTGCCTTTACAGGCTGGCTTCCCTTGGACAATCACTTGGCCTACACAACCTTAAAGGATAAATCATGGACATACAAACCCCAGAGCAAATTGCCAAGCATTACAGCGCGGCGATGGATTCCGTAAACTTAATTAACGCAGGCCAGCCTGAAGGCATGGATGCTCAAGAGTGGGCCGACTGCCTTGCTCGTAACAAAGAGCATTTGAACATCATGCTGGCTAAAGACTTCTGGACAACGGAAGACTTAACACCTCTGCGTACAGCAGCGGCGTAATCATGTGGGACTGGGCTGAAGCATTCATTGCGGCAGCCTGTATAGTGGCCTTCGTCATTTTTGGTACGTACATGATTGCATGGAGTTTGAGTTGATATGGAACTTGAGTATTACACCAAGATTATTGGTGCGGTAACTGCCTCAACTGCCATGATCGGTGGTGGTTATACGCTTGCCGACAAGTTTGGTGTGTTTAATAAAGACATCCTCAAGTGGTCACCAGAGCACTTTCAAATATCCGATGCACCTGCAAATGGCGAATTCAAGGTTGTAGTGGCTCGTCAAAAGCTCAGAGATAACTGCGAAGTTACGTCATTTAAAATAGAGGTGCGGGATTCTGAATTGGTTGTACACCCAGCCAAACCTAGCATTGCAACGTTTTCAGGCCCAGCCAGCGACACAGTGGACAAGTTTGGGTACAAGTTTACGCTTGACACTACCACGCAAGTGACGCCCGGTGTTGCTACGTTAATGGCTCACATTAAATACAAGTGCCCCGAAGGTGAAGTAATTGTCAATTACCCTGCACATAAAAACCTGATGTTTACGATAAAGGAATCCAATGTTTGATATTCTAAGTGGCGGTATTCTGGGGTCTGTGTTTGGTGGGCTGTTCCGCCTTGCGCCTGAAGTCTTAAAGTTCTTTGACAAGAAGAATGAGCGCCAGCATGAACTGTTAATGTTTACACGCCAGTGTGAGCTAGAAACCCTGCGCGGTCAGCAGAAGCTGGCTGAGATTGGCGCACAGAGGGAAGCCGCTATTGACGTAGGTGTTATGGATGCGTTTAACAACGCCATCGTTCAGCAAGCTGAAATGGTCAAAGCCGCAGGGGGTTGGGTTGCTAGTCTTTCAGCTTCTGTGCGTCCAGTGGTCACATACTGGGTTCTGTTTGTATGGTCGTTTATCCACGTATGGTTTGCATGGAACGCGTGGCTTGCCGGTGCGCCAGCCGTAGAAGTGTTCAAAACTATGATGACACCTGACTTCTCAGCCTTGTTGTCTGGGACAATTAACTATTGGTTCCTTGACAGAACTCTGAAACAACGTGGCCTATGAACTTGGAGCTTGCTGCTGAACTGTGCCGCCGGTATGAAGGGTATCGGGCCAAGCCCTACCTTTGTCCGGCTAATGTGGCAACGATTGGCTACGGCTCCACATACTACGCAGACAAGCGCAAGGTAACTTTGGAAGACCCCCCGATGGATGAACCCACGGCTAGGGCGCTTTTGATGATTGAGCTTGAGCATACGTACCTGCCCGGTGTTCTGCGTAACTGCCCCGGTTTGATTACTGACGTACGTAAGTGCAACGCCATTGTGGACTTTGCCTATAATTTAGGCGTTGGGCGCTTGCAAACATCCACGTTAAAGAGGAAAATCAACGCCAGCGATTGGGAAGGGGCCAAGGAACAACTGATGCTCTGGACTAAAGGCGGCGGCAAGGTGTTGCCGGGCTTGCTTAAACGGCGTACCTCTGAGTGCGCACTGCTGGACTAAAAATGCCATTACAGAAAATACTGTTCAAGCCGGGTGTAAATAAAGAGAACACGCGATACACCACCGAGGGTGGTTGGTATGACTGCGATAAAATTCGTTTCCGTCAAGGCAACCCAGAGATTTTAGGCGGCTGGCAGCGCATTTCCTCAAACACATTTAACGGCACTTGCCGCTCGCTTTGGAACTGGACAACGCTGGGAAATCTTAACCTAGTGGGTGTTGGCACTAATACAAAGTTTTACATCCAGAACGGCGGTGCGTACTATGACATTACACCTATCCGCGTAACCACTACGCTTGGAACCGACCCTTTTACTGGCAACGGCACAACCACGGTTACAGTAACCGCCACTTCCCACGGCGCAACCGACGGCTCTTTTGTTACTTTTAGTGGTGTTACGGGTACGTACGCATCTGTCCTAAATGCTGAGTTCCAGATCACGATTGTTAACGCCAACTCCTACACAATCACTACATCGTCTGTAGTTGCGGCAGGGGCAACGGGTGGCTCGGCTGTTGTTGCAGCATATCAACTTAATGCTGGCCCTGCGTTTGCGGTTCCTCTTGTGGGTTGGGGCGCTGGCGCTTGGGGCGCTGGTGCTTGGGGCGTAGGTACAACATCTGTTACTGGATTACAGCTTTGGAGCCAGATTAACTACGGCGAAGATTTGGTTTTTGGCCCCCGTGGTGGCGGCTTGTATTACTGGGATGCAACGGGCGGGGTGACAACTCGCGGCGTACTGCTCAACTCCCTTGGTGGCACAGTGTCGTTTACCAATGCTTCGCCGACTGTGGTGACATCCACCATCCTATACACCGAAGGCGCAGCACTTCAATTCTCTGGCGGCTCGTTGCCAACGGGTATTACAGCAGGTACTACGTACTATGTGTTTGAAGTAAACGGCTTAACATTTAAGTTGCTAGATGGCGCGGGTGCTGCGGTTAATACATCTTCCTCGGGTACTGGCGCAGTGTCTACAATTGTTGACGTGCCGACTGTACAAAACCACATAGTGGTGTCGGACTCTTCTCGTTTTATCCTTGTGTTTGGCTGCAACGACTACGGCAGTGCAGTGCTTGACCCCATGCTGATTCGCTGGTCAGCGCAAGACGATATCTATAACTGGACGCCAGACCCCACCAATCAGGCAGGGTTTACCCGACTATCTCACGGTTCTGAAATTGTGGCTACAGTACAGACCCGCCAAGAGATTACAGTGTTTACCGACTCCAGTATTTATTCGCTTCAGTACCTCGGGCCTCCATATGTCTGGGCACCGCAGTTGCTCGGTGACAACATTTCAATCCAAGGCCCTAACGCTGCTGTGATTGCCTCCGGTATCGTGTACTGGATGGGCGTAGACAAGTTTTACTCCTATGATGGCCGTGTGCAAACGCTTAACTGCGATTTGCGTCGCCACGTATTTGGTGACTTTAATCAGGCCCAAGCCGCGCAGGTGTTTGCAGGTACTAACGAAGGCTTTAACGAAGTTTGGTGGTTCTACTGCTCTTCTGGTAGCAACGAAATTGATCGCTACGTAATTTACAACTACCTAGAAAAAATTTGGTACTACGGCACGATGGCACGAACAGCGTGGCTGGATTCTGGCTTGCTTGACTATCCGTTGGCGGCTACGTACAGCAACAACTTGGTGTATCACGAGAATGGGCTAAACAACAATGAAACAGGAACAACTACAGCTATTGATGCCTACATTTCTTCCTCAGAGTTTGACATTGGCGACGGACATAATTTTGGTTTTGTGTGGCGCGTCCTTCCTGATCTGACCTTTGAGAACGCTGAGAACTCACCTACTGGGGCTACGCCTTCGGTGGCTATGACGCTTTATGGGTTGGCAAATTCTGGCTCTGGCGTAACAAGCACGGCATCACAACCTGTAGCAAAAAGTAGTACATACGTTATTACCGAAGAGTTCACCGGCATGATCTTCACCCGTATGCGCGGTCGCCAGATGATCTTTAAGATTAGCTCTAACCAGATCAACACGGTCTGGCAGTTGGGCGCTCCTCGTATAGATATCCGTCCTGACGGCAGACGTTAATGACAACACAAAACAGGATCATTAACCCCGCACCGCCCAACTTGCCGTTGGGTACGGATCAGTACGAGCGCCGGTATCAAGATCAGTTTACAAACGTTTTGCGTCTGTACTTTAACCAATTGCAGAATGCGCTCACAGAGATTACAGGCAATGCTGGTGGTAGGTATTTAGCGTTTCCGTACGGGGCTTTTTCGGATTTTACAGACCAAACAACCACAGTTAACACCGCTACGCTGATGACGTTAAACACCACAGACTTCTCAAACGGGGTGTCGGTTGTTGCTAACTCTAAAATTACTGTGGAATACGCGGGTATATACAACTTGCAGTTTAGTGTGCAGTTGCAAAACTTGGATAACGCACCCCAAGATGTTTTTATTTGGCTAAAGCAGAACGACGCAGACATCACTGGATCGACTGGTTTAGTTGGCCTACCTGCTAGAAAAAGTGCGGGTGTCCCGTTTCACGATATTAAAGGCTGGAACTATTTTCTGAATATGAACGCGGGTGACTACGTTCAAATTTACTGGTCAACTACAAATGTGGACGTAACAATCCAAACATACCCTGCTTCGGGAACGCCAACTAAACCGTCAACTGCTTCCATCGTAGCTACACTTTCATTTGTGTCTGCACTGCCAACATGATATTATCAAACAACCCCCATTTTGAGAGGCAAAAATGAGCCTACATAAGTTTGCCGACATGGTTGCCAAGCAAGGCCGTGGCGATGATTCTTTACTGATCCACATGACGCCGGACGAAGTTCGGAATCTACAGAAGTTTGCCGAAGCCAATGGTCGTTCGTTGACCATCAATCCTACTACGGGTTTACCCGAAGCTGGCATGCTGTCGGACTTGTTTAAGACTATTGCCCCTATTGCCCTTGGCGCGTTCCTTGGCCCGGCTGGTGTAGCTCTTGGGGGCCCCGGGTTGACTGCGGGTATGGCTGGATTGGCTACGGGCGGTATTACTGCACTGGCTACTGGCAGTTTATCTCGTGGTCTCATGGCCGGATTGGGTGCTTACGGCGGTGCGGGTATTGGTGAAAGTTTGATGAATGCGGGCACGGGGGCGTTATCGTCAGCCGCTGGCGCAGGATTAGTAGGCGATGAAGCTATACAACAGGCTGTTGGCGCAAGGCTGGCTTCGGCAACGCCTATGGAAACGCTGACTGCTGGATTTAATTC